GTTAAGCTGCACCTGGTAAAGTTTGTTCTGGTCCTTCAGGTTCCTTATGTCATCCCGAAGCGCCTGAACGACCGAAAGAGGCACAGAAACATCACCCTGCGGTTGCCCCCCTTGCTGCCCATTGCTTTGGCCCTGCTGCGCTGCCTGCGCTGTTTGTCCCTGGCTCCCGGCGGCGGAACCTGTCGCGCTGTTCTGTTCGCCCGTTTGATTTAATGTCATTTTTCCCCCTTCGCCCTTTTCCCTTCCAAAGCTCCCCGGCGGCGGGAAAAGGGGGCTCCCGTCAGGGAGCCCCCGCGCCCGTGCTTTGGGAGGAGAACCCGGCGGCGGCGTTTGGTTGTGCGGGCATAAAAAAAGGGCAATACAGTGATACGGCACCGTATTGCCCTTAAATTATCTTGCGCCCGCCTTATCCTGGCCGGGATTAGGCGGAACCCGCGTTAAATTGTAAAAAAGCTAACTGTTCGCTATTAACATTCCCTTTGCATGATTGAAAATTTCCTCACCAGCCGGGCTTTCCTCGGAAAGCTCGAAAGGCGATTTTATATCATGCGGGAGAACCCAAACTTTTTTTATCACTCCGGTTCTATTGTTCACATAAAGGCAAATTGTCCCCAAAAGTTTCTTTTCTGGAATTCTATCCGTTATGGCGTTCATTTGATCCACATTAAACACCATAATCACACTTTTGACAACGTGGTTTCCTTCAGCCCTGGAGTGTATCAAAAGGAAATATTTTTCCTTGCCAGCGTGTTTATTGATGGTTTTTTCAAGCTGTTTCATCAGGTCCTTGCCCAAATCGTGCTGCAAGTCCCCGATTACCATCCCCTTGTGGGCCTTCCATATCGGCTGTTGTTTAATACAAATTTCCATTAAAAATCCTCAAAGGTCAAAGAATAGTCCACAAGACGCCCGCCAAGGCTACCGATAAGGCCGAAAAGCGCCACCCCTGAAACACCTATTGAATGGAGAAAGACGCCCACAAGCGACAAGATAAGATAGGCCCAAAGCCGGATTGCGTCCCGTATCATCAAAAGGCCCCCCGCATTTGACCGGGCATTTGATTCTGGCCCGGCATCATCGGCGGCCCTGGTCGCGGCCCAGGTAATCCGGGCATTTGCCCTTGCATCGATGCGCCGCCAAGCTGTTGTCCTTCAGACATTTGCCGCATAAACTCAATAACCTTTATCACCTGGTCAAGATCGATCCCCCGCAATTCTTTCACTGTTCTGGCCCGATCAAGAAAAGCGTTTGTACGGTTTTCCTCGGATTGCGTCCGCTTCTCCTGCGCCCCGGCAAGGTCGGATTGAATTTTCGCCATCATCATTTGAACTTGAAGTTGCTGGAATTGCTGCGCCTGCTGTCCCTGCTGCGCCTGCTGCTGCTCGGCTTGCTGGACAAACTTTTTCACCTCTTCCTTGTTTTCCAGAGGGGCAGCGTCAAGCAATGCGGTCCATGGCACAGGGGCTCCCTGCATTTTCATTGCCAATAGTTGAGCGTAAGACATTTGCCGCTGTGAGTCCGTAAAAACCCCCTCGGTCGGCATACAGTCATATCGACCGAACTTTCGGTCGTAAAATTCTTTCGAGGGCTGTTTGTTGATGATTCGCCGGATCTTGTCCGGCGTATAGTTTTTCTGGATTACCTTAACCAATTTTTGGCCTAGTAGCTTTTTGGCGAAACGGTATTTGTCAAAAATGTCCTGTAAAACCGTAAGCCCGGCCCCGGATCTTAATTTCGCCAGGACACCCGCAATCTGGATATCTCCGTTTTCCGGCATTCCGAACATTTCCGAATTCGCGCCCGGTATCTCTTCAATGTCCCTGTCGAACAGTTCATTCAACTGGAAGATCCCCGCCGGAATATCGGGAGCCGAAAGCCGCTCCAGGTCGGTCATTTCGTGATCTTCCTTGATGAACACCGGGACCCCTTGCCCGCTCTGGAAAAGCTGCTGGACATTGGAAACGGCCCCTTCCTTGGCTTTCCAGCCCGAATTTATTTGACTGTCAATAATATCCACCATTTTCGAGCGCCGCTTATTAAGCTCGGTTTGGGGGTCCCTTATGCAGCGGTCAAGGCCCTGCAATTTGTATTCCGCCAAATCTTCCTCTGGCGTGTAATCGCCATACAGCCACACAAAGGGATAGTCATCGATCCCTGTAGGCCCTGGCCCGGAATACATCAGGATGGAGTCAACAAAAACGTGTAGCTCCACCGTGCGCTTGATCGACCGCAGAACCCTCAAGCCGGGATTGATCTGCATAAACTCTTTCAGCCGTTTTTTGTCCCCCTTCCACTCTTTGAACTGATAGCTTTTGGGGTCAATTATGATTGTCACCTCGAAATAATCTGTTCGCCAATATTCGTCATAAGCGACCAAACTTTCCCGGCGGTCCCGATAGCTCGGTTGATAATAGGGGAATTTATCATCGACCCCATACGATGTTTCCAGGGCGTCAATCTCTTTCTTGTCATCCCCAGGGAGAAGCAATTTCGCTGCGTCCTTGGTTTTGTATTCCCGGCGGATAAGATAGCCAAGGTCCCGAAAGTCAGGGCTGGAGAAGTTCGGATCGAGAAGGAAACGGTTATATGGGACCCTGGCAAAACATATGTCCCCGTTCAAGGGGTCAAGGTTGTAATCCATATACAACTCGACAAGATTGGAACCCGTAATCAGTGGACCATGCAGGAAGGCGTCACTCATTACATTATAGCCGCTGCCCGCTTGCATTTGCCACTGGATAACACCGCTGAACTGGTCCGCTGTTTGGTCGTCGCTGCCTTCCACCGGGTTAATCTTCAGTGCCAGCCTGTTCTTGATCTGGTGGCCCGAAATCAGCTTGTTGATGCGGCGGATCTTGTTGAAAACGAAAGCGCTGCGCCCGTTGTTCAATAGATAAGACTCGGTTGCAGAGTCCCACTGTTTGCCAAGGGCAAACTGCAAATCCGTTTGCGCTTCCTCAAGGTAAGGCCCCCAATATGCAGCCGCTTCCTTGTAGCACTCCTGCCAATCTTTTTTTATATCGTCATCTTTCATGCGCCCACCCTCGGCGGCCCGTACTGCGCCATCATTTGTTGCACTTTTTCGGCGGTCATCCCGCCATCTTGCGCGATCCCCTTCGGATACATATTGACGGCCCGCGTAAGCGACCGGAAAGCCGCTTCCCCGTGGCTTGCCCAATTGTGCAAAGGCGTGTCACTGAAACACCCGGCGGAATCGTTCCACCGCTTTCGGAAGTTGTCCAGGGCCTTAATCCCCTGCGAACATTTCTCTTGATCGAACAGGCATTTCCCAAGCATCCGGCGGACTTCCTGGATATCGTCCTGGATTGATTTCGTCCTTGGAATTCTCGTAAACTTTATGCCCCGCTCTTTGGCCCGTGCTATCCTCGTTTGCCCTGAAATCAAATCCCGCTGCCCTATGTCATGCGGCGAAAAATGCCCTCCATAATCGTAAGGCTTGTTTTTCAAAACATCGATGTAATGAGAGATACCTTCCCCGCTGAACTCGTAATAATCGATAACATGGACCCAGGGCGGAGAAATCTGGAAAAACCAGATCGCCATTTCATCGGACAGCCCCAAATCCCATGCCGTGTAAACCAGGTTGTAAGGGTCATGCGGAACCCGCGTTATCCGTTTGTCTTGCCGAACCATGGCCATCTGATTGGCATAATAGGCCCCTATGACAGAGGCTTCAAAGGCTTCCTCAAACGTGGAAGGGTATTCTCTTTTCATTTCGTCTTGCTGGTCCTGATACTTTGCCGCGTACCAGGCCCGTTGACCGGGGGAAAGCTCAATCCTTAAATCTCTTTCCAGGCCGTTGAAATACTCTTCAAGCTCCTGCGATATGACCACCCGCTCGTCAATGGAATAGTCGGGATGTTTCCACCATGGAAAGAAATGCAGCCGCCAGTCAAGTTTTCCAAGGTCGGCTCCCAGGTCTTGCTTGTCCTTGGCATCCTTGCAGATGCGGTAAAAGTCCCCCTCGATCCCTTCCGCAGTTGACTCGATAAAAATGAACTGCCCAGGGGCAACCGTGTTAAGCGCCCCGGTTCTTATCTCTTTGGCTTTCTCTGGCCACTTGGCGCAAATCTTCCCATACTCGCTGATATGGAGATATTGCAAAGTGCCGGATCTCATGGACGTACCGACCCGTACAGACGAATTATTGGAGAATTTCAATTCCCGCTTACTGTCCGAAATCAAAGCCCGCTCTTTTTTGATGTATGTTGGAAGGTTATCATATGGATATTTCACCTTGTCCATAAAGAAAGCGCTGGCATCCTCTTGGTTGTGGGCAATGATACCGGCCCGCGTGTCATTATTGAACAAAGCCGCGTCAAGGATGAAAATGTCAATCCCGGTTGTGCATCCCAACTGCCGGGCTTTCAGGACCACATTCAAGAACCACATATTTTTCAAAAGATCATACTGCGCCCAATTTAGCCGGAACCTCACCCGCTGGCCATGCTTGTCAATAATCCAATAAAGATTATTTAAGCGCCAAAAAACATCCTTGTGCATGTCAAGAAATGTCTGGTAATCCGTCTTTTTCTCGGCTGATTTCGTCAAGTGCATCCCTTATGGTTAAATCGCCATCTATCCCCAGGCGGTCCTTGTAGAGCCCCAACATGCGCGAAACCCGCTCCAAAGACTTGCCCTTGTCCCAAAACTTGTAACGGAATTTCCGGCCCGTGACTTCACCTTCGACCACCGTTTCCGTTATCTGGACAGATGAAACCGCCCGGCGTACCTCTTCCGGCAATTCGTTTGGCGCAACTAGCGTGCCGTCATCCCCGAACAGCTTCCCAATGTCCAGCAAAGCCAAGCACGCCTCTTCCTTTAAAATCCGGTCCTCATCAATTTTGGCCCGCTCCCGCAGTTCGGCTTTCCGCTTGTCTAAATATTCCGCAACCTTCCCTTTTCTTAAAAGCGTATGGCCTTTCACGGCTGCAAGGTTTTCATTCTTGGTTTTCGGGTATGCCTTCAGATAGGCCCGCGTTGCGTTAAACCCGTTGACCATGTATGCCTCGGCAAAAACCTTTTCTTTCTCGGTCAAGCCCCGTTTCGTGGGCTTCCGTTTTTTTGCCGGGCTGGTTTTCTTTTTCGCTGCCGTCACCGCTCGCCGTTCCTGAATAGAAGCCTGTCCACTTTTTTGCCTAAATCGCTGAACCCGCTTTCGATCCGCGCTTCCACCCTTGCCAGATCGCACCTGTATTGCTCTTTGGTAACGAATTTTTCGGACATGGCCGCGCTTGCTTGATAGTGCGCCATCAACCAAGCCGAAACCGCGATTATAACGGTAACGACAACCGCAAATGGGATTGACACTTTGGGCTGTTCTTCCTTTGTCATTTCGCACCCCTCCCCAAAATGGCGTCAAGCGTTATCATTGCAATCGCCATGCTCGTGAAAGTGTCAAAATCTTTTTCCATCAGAGCCCTTGCAGCCGCAATAAATTTATCCGCCTCATAGTCAGATATGGCCTTAAATTCATCCACTGCCGAACCTCCCAAAAATCGCGTCAAGCGCTGCCATGGCTTTTTCGTCCCATTCGCTGCCGGGGTCCTCGATTTTTCGCCAGATATACGGCGTCACAAGCGGATACAGGACCCTTGCCACTATTTGAAAAAGAAATGATTTCATCTTGGCTTTACCTCGTATCGCCCACACCATGCGCCCGACGACACCATAGGGAAGGCGTCAATCGTTTTTTCTTTGAGATATGGAGGGGTATGCCGACATTGAAAATGTTCCTTCACCAATATAGAAGCGCCTGCCGGATATGAAAACCGGCAGTTTTCGCATTTTTCTTTAAACAAAGAACAATCCATAGCGCTCCCCTACATTGAAAAAACGGATTTCACCGGCCCGGCAGCGTCCAGACCATCCTTAAAAGATTGCACCACCGTCTTAATGTCCCGTGCGGAAACGTCACCGAAGGAATACGGCGGAATGTTTGGTTCCTCTTCGGTCGGCTTGTTCTGAATGATTTTGATCCCCTTGGCAATGCGGACAATCAAGGCCCGGTCGTGTTCGTCCTTCATGCGCTCGGATAGCGATAATACCGAAGCCAATACCAGGTCTTGAATAAATGCCTCATCGCTGCTTTCCAGGATCGCGTTGCAAACCTCTTGGCTTGTGGCCACAAGCTCCTGATTGTTTTTGGCGAATCGATAGCCCAATTCATAGGCTGCCAGGTCTTGAACCAGCGGTTCAACCTGTATCCGGGGCATACCGGCACACCCGGAGAAAATAAGAGCCATAAGCGATACCAAAACGAAAAAATAAGCGGTAAAATTTTTAAGCATTTAGAACCCCCTCCCATGTTATATTCCAGCCTTTTGTTTTTCTAACCATATCGTGCAAATCGTCCGGGGTTATACCCCTCGGATAAAGATCCGTTACCCCTGATGCGCTCAAAAATTCTGTGACAAGCTCCCCGCATGTAAGCGGTCCGGGAATATATTTCAAAAATGGCGGATGGATTAAGAAGAAAAGAAAACGATGGACAGGATATATTTGACCACTGCGGGAAATTACTTTCTTATACCCTCTTACAAAGCGGATAAGGTTCATTTCATCATGGCGTGCTATTAAGACGCGATCCCCATTATATGCGTTGAAAAAATCCTGGTGCTTTACGGTCCATAGGGCTTCATAGGTTGAGCGTGGCCCCGTGATAAGTAGGGCGTGGGAATATTGGCTTTTGTTGTCCTTTGAGCGATAGCGTTGGACGGCATTAATCGCCCGGCCCAAAGCCATTGGATTGGTTGTCAAGGCAATATCGCCCTGTTTGAGATATGGTCTTTTCATGCCCGGCATTATCCCAAAAAAAACAATTTATGTAAAAGCGGTTTCACCCTGGATAGGTCCAAACCCAAGGCCGTGGCCTGCCGATAGTTGCCGGCAAGTCATCCAAATGGATAAACCGCTTTTCGTGCGGTCCGTGCTGCATCAGGCCCATTGATAATTCCATTTTCAACATAAAAGACGCCCGGATTATTTCCCAGGCTTCCCGCCCTGACACCAAAACGTCAACCGCGTGCCCCTCTTTTTGTTTCCAAGGGAAAACGACCAAGGCCCTGTGAGCCCCCAGGCCACCCATTGCTTTATCGTGGGCATCACACCTCACCGCGCTTGAAATCGGCATCGGTATCCCGGTTTCCCGGCGGATAACGATCAGTTTTCCCATAAAGCGCCCGCTCATGTCCGCTTGCCCCAAGTCACAATTACCGCACCGGCAAGCCAATTCGTCCGGCGTAAAATATTCGTATAATTGTTTCATATTTTGTTTTCGTCAATTTTGTGATTACCACACCAGTCTGTTTCAAATACAGCCGGGAATCCGTTCATTGTCGGGGCGTTTCTTCTGCACCGCCCGAAAGCTCCATCCTGGTATGCAACAATTCTTTCTTTCGGAACAAACCACATACAGTTTCCGCATGTCATAACTTTTGATCGATGTTTCCAATTGTCCATAATTCCCCCCTTTTTGTGTTTTGAGATAGCCCCGGCCCTTGTCGCTATGGCCGGGGCTCACAACTTTTGTGAATTTCGTTCCCTGATTGTAGACGCCTGCCTTGCCACCATCCGGCTTGCAGGCCAGTTACTCCATAAGCACCACCCCCTTTCCGTTTTGCTGTCCGGTAATTTTTGTGCAAA